GGTTTATTTATACTTTCATTGACTTCTCTTATGTCACGTATCCATGCTCGGAACATTTCATCCGACTCAGTTACACAAATAACATAGTTAGGTCCAGTGCGAATAATCTTTCCTTTCACACCAGTAAGACTATTCATCACAACTTCACCTTCAGTGAAAACTTGCTTCTTTCTGAAGTTCTGTCTGACTGCTTCTGGTTTAAAATCTTTAAATGTTTTCATTTAAAATTCGCAGGTAGATTTGCTTTGATCTCATTCATGAGACTACGACAATCATTATCATTTAACTTAGTAGGTATCCCCTTACGAAATGCAGTAAAGTCAGAAGCAAATGCTGCTCTTCTCATTTTTGTACCAGATACAGCAAATGTATCACCATCTGCATCTCTGCTACCAGAGGAAACTATATCAATTTTACGAAACTTGAAGTCTGTACCATTATATTTATGCAAGAACTGCATAGCACCTACACGATCAGATCCCACAAGCATTATAACCTCATCATATCCAGCCATCATAATATCTTGTAGTACCTTTACTGGATCTCTAGGACCACTGTGAATCTTACCCTTATGTTCAGGGAACATCTTGTTCATCCAGAACAGTTTCCTATCAGGTGGTAAAGGATTGTTTCCTTTTGTATCTACTGTCTGTGAAATGTAAATACGATAGTCATCTGTACTAGCAGTACGCTTTACACCAGCAAAGTTATCTTTGTGTCCTGTGGTGGGTGGTTGAAACCTACCAAATGTGAAGTAGCATCGTTTGGTTTCTAACGCCATTTCTTTGCAACAGTAAAGTTATTGTAGGAGAACTCAAGACGGTTCACAAACTTAATCATGTCTCCATCCTTATGTAGAACATAACCTTCAGGAGTAGTCACCTTATAACCATTATCAGTCTGAACAAATGTCTTGAATTTTTCTAAGTGATCTAGTTTATCAATAACAAATTGTTTAATCTCTTGTATCTCTTTGTAGAGATGTAGCATTGCTTTAAACTTATCAGCATTGTTCATAAGATAGTTCTCACTATCATAGATCAATGTCTTCTTCTGCACCTGTGCAGCAGGTGTCTTCAATTTATCAGCAGCAGGTTTAACCTTACTGTGATAGAAGTTAGTCAAGTCCTCAAGTGCTTGAGTTGGATTTGATATAGTCTTCTGCTTTTTAATCTGATCATTAAAGAACTGTTTGAGGTATGAAGAAACATGCCACTTAGCATCACCAGTAGTACCTTTAAGTAGTACCAACTCATCTAAGAAATCACCACACTTCATACAGTTCTGTTTGATGCAAGTAACCATGCTATCAAACTTAACTTCCTCTGCATGATTCAAACCTACCTTATCCATAGGAGTATCATTCTGTATACAAACAACATCCTTACTGGACTTAACCTTAGCACCTGCACGTGCAGTCATGCTTGAAATATCCCATCCTTCTTTCTCACCAGCATAGTGAGTATGAAATACCACACCAACTTTTGCTGCTCCCACCTGCTTTCCTAATGGATGATCAACAGGTATACCATATGTTATGGTGTTAGGTGTAAAGGTATATAACTTCTCACCATGTATAGTTTCTGTCTTTCTAGTAGCAGCAGTGAATAAGAAATCTCCTTGTATCACACCATCAATACCTAACTGAGAGAAATGATCTAAAGCAAGTTTCAAACCAGCAGCTAGATTACCTTGAGTACTATACCATTCATCTATTTGATCGTGACCATAACATATCTTAGGATTCTCTTTGTTGAATACTGACTTAGTTCCTACAAAGAAATGTCCATTAGCAGGATCCTTACCACATATGATAGAAGGAGCACCATCCCATTTAGTTTGCATGAAACCTGTACTGTTATCACATCCCATCATCTTCCTTAGTTCCTGTAGGAAACTAACAGCAGCTTCACAACCCTTAACTCCATAGTTAAGCATCTCATCTTCCAGATGTTCTAAGTGTTTTAACTGTGTTATGTTAGCCATTAGGAAACTTTAATGTATGGTGCAGACTCATCAGATTCTGATGTAGCATAGAGATACAACTTTGTAGCAATATCATTTGCATCAGTATCATTTGCAGTTCTCATAATATCAGCTAGAAGTAGACCAAGATACTTAGCGAACTTCCACTTTGGAGGCATACCAGATATCTTAACTAATGTTATATCTTCTGTATCAGTAAACATATCTTTGTTTGCTTCTGCTAAGGTAAGAATTTTAGAGTCTAAATTATTTGCTGCAGATGCTACTGCAGATGTCTTTGAATAACCTGCTCTTGCAAACAATCCATTACTGTTACCCAAGACTTTCTTTAAAACATTATCCAAAACACCACCACCTATCTTACCATGCTTTGCTTCTTTACCCTGCAATACTTCACCTTGCCAAGTCTTACCAGCAGTATCAGTAGCACGAAACTGAATTGTTATATTATCAGGTGATGCTGTAAAATATACATCCATAGAACCAAACAAACTCTTTGCGGTTACACCTGTAAATTTTCGTTGTTGTTTTGGTGGTCCATCTGAAAAGTTCTTCTTTGATATACCACCAACAGTACTAGTAATTCTCTTTAAAGATACACCAATCAATTGCTTATCTTTAAGAAGTTTCTCCATCCTATTATTGATATCAGGAAAGTTTACAGCATCTGTAATCAGAGTCTTATCAATATTAGGTACTCCCATGTACATATCAGCAGGTGTCCATTTGTTTATGTTGGAGAATGGTCTACCTGCATCCTTATTAATTTGTTTAAAATGTTTTTCAATTAGATTTACAATCTGTTTTCCTCTGTAGAAATGGAAAGCAGTATTCTTAAACTCGTTAGCTTCGTATAATATATTTGCTGTCTTAATAGTAGAGGTCATCCAATCTGCATTGTTATTCAGAAACTTAAACGAAGCATCCATCGTTGCAGTTGTATCTACTATACCTTTGACTTGGTTAAAATCATCTGCCTGTAACACATAGTCTGAAGGTATACCTTTATTCTTATAAGCAAGTGCAGTCATCCAAGCAGTAGCACTCTCAAACATCTCTGTTGCTTTTGCTCCAGCACCTGATCCTGTATTACTTCCAAACTCTTTTGTCTTTACAATCTTTGTTAGTCCTATCTTACCTAAAGGTTTTGTCTTACCTATCTTTCTTACATCTAATACACGACCCTTAAAACCTTCCCATCTATTTTTAAATGAATCTGTCTTAGCAACAGAATCAAATGGAAGATCTCCATTAAAGACATCTTCCATATCATCTAACATTTCTTTAGGAGCAGTCAGTAAAGCTTTACCATAACTCTCAACTTCTAACTCCCTACGTGTGTGAATAGCATCAAAAACCACTAGAAGATACAAGTCACCTTTAGGGTTAACCTGTCCTAGTTTCTTCCAAGATACGTTCTGAGCCATTACAACCTAGTGTCTAGGTATATTTAGATCAATGAGGGTTGTATACCTTCAATACAATTATTGTAGATGCAATAGCAACGATCACAATTAGTGTAATGATATGCATTATATGTCTCCTTCTGCTCTGTTTTCTGATTGAAATACATTAAACTCACCACCAGGATATCTTGCTGCTAACTTGATCATGTTAGTAACTACGATAGTCTGGAAGTCTAGTCCCAATGCATTACATGCTTGAGCAATGTACCAGAATACATCACCCAATTCTTTGACCATATGGGTCTTACTATCTTCAGTAAGTTCTTTACCTTGGAAAGCAATCTTCTTTACTATCTCTGTAAACTCTCCACCTTCTGCACTGATACCAACAGCAGCAGTAAGAAGTCTAGGGATATCAACACCCTTCTCTTCTAAGTCTCTAATTCTTTTAATGAACTCATCTGTATTCTTAGATGGGTTGCTTGTCGTACCATCAACAAATTGAAGGTACTTATCATAATCAACTGATTGTGTCATTGTGGATCTGAATAACGATGTTCTTGTGATTTGTAAGTATCGGCACTGGATGCTGGTTTAATCATTTTAACCTCTGGCCAGTATGATCGATACACGAGTAGATTGCATTGACCTACACCATTCTTTTTACCTTTGTCCTCCCATTGTCTCACACATAATGTGAAGTAGGGTGCATGTTTATCGATGAAGTTAACGAAACCTTCATCTCCTCTGAATTCAACGATGTCTCCATGTTTAAACATTCCAGTTAGCGAATTTACTAAGGCGGTCTTGGTTTTGTTTTAATGTATCGTATGCATCATACAAAGATGCACTAGATGTATTCTCTGTATCATTAGTATCATACACAGAACTAGTAGAATCTGCTATATCAAATAGCTTCATCTTTGCTCTATCTATACCAACGAAAAAGGTCTTGTGTGATCCAGTAGGATCATTATACCTGTTCTTTAACTGCTTAACTTTTAATCTGTTTTCTGCTTCCAATTCCTCGCTAGAAATGAGAGCGAACATAAGGTCAGCAGTAGCAGGAAGTCCGAAGGATTCTGAAGTGTCAGTAAGCTCAGGCTCGCTAGCCCCAAAACCAGCACGAGTAGTTTGAGTAGCACTAACAATCGGTAAGTCAAACTCGACAGCAAGACCCCGAAGCTCTTCAGCAATCGCTTTAACATAAGTGTAAGAGTTAACAATGTGTCCTTTATATCTGGAACTAGCACAGATGTTAAGGTAGTCTATGAATATTATATCAGGTTTGAATGCTTTTTTCAACTTCAAATCATTAAGCAATGCTTTGAAATGTCCAGCATGTGCAGATGCAGTAGGATATTCTTTAATGATAACCTTACCTTGTGTTCTCTTCGTTAGATCTGTGATCTTAGAATCAAACATAACCTTTGGAAGATCTGTAATATCCTTAATGCTAATGTTTAAACAATTAGCATCGAGACGTTCTGCAATCTTTTCCTCAGACATTTCCATTGTAATGTAGAGGACATTCTTACCTTGAAGTAAGCAAGCACTAGCCATGTGACACATGAATAGAGACTTACCAACACCTGTACCAGCAAGTGCAATGTTAAGAGTCTTGTTAGGAAGACCACCCTTAGTGATGTAATTAAACTTCTCTAAGTCAAACGGCATCTTCTCTTCTTCTCTATGATAGAATTCATATCTAGCATCAGAAGACTCAATATAATCATGACCAATGTGTTCATCAAATGAAACACCTAAAGCATCTTGCAGAATACTAGGGATAGCATCTTTAGATAACTTTTCATCATTACCATCAGCAATCTGTACAGACTTAAGTAATGCATTATAGATTGCTCTATCCTGACACCACTTCTCAGTAGAATCAACTAACCATTCATAATCTATATGTTCATCTGTAAGTGTTTCTAACTTTACAGATGCTTGCTTATATGTTTCTTCATTAAGATCAGTTCTGTTACCTAAATCTATCCTAAGAACTTCTTTGGTAGGCATTTTATTATACTTACCAGAGAACTGCAAGATCTCTTCAAATATTATCTTCTCTACTGGATCTTGAAAATATTCCTCATTAAGATGTGGTACTACCTTACGATAGTACTGTTCATTACAGAACAGGTTACGAAGGATAGTATCTTCAATCCTTTCAGTTGCCATAACTATATTCGGTACGTGCTGCTTCTTCTAGTTTAGCCATCACTTCGTCTGTGAAGTATTTCTCAGGATCACTGAGTATAGACTTAGGGTAAA